GTGGAGCGTATGATCGGAGGATTTTCGCAAAGCACAGATGGCCTTTCCTTTACCATCGAACTTGCGGAGATTACGACCTAATGGCCTCAATAGAGAGGGAGGTTGAGAACGCCCTCCTTAATGTAGTTTCTGGTATTGGTGGCGTGAACTTCTTTACGAGTGAAAGAGGCACGGCTAGGACGATGCCGAGCGTAACAGTTCAAGCCCAGATTGGGTCAGAGGAGCTTGTGCCATTCTCTGGCGTGTTCAAAACCCCCGCTACTATCACTTATGTGGCAAGGGCAGACACAACCGCAAGAGTAGATTTCGATGCCAAGTTTTACGACATCCTAGAGCAACTGTATCGTGACCCAGACTTGGCGAGCTACCTTACAACCAACTCAAACATTACTTTCTATGTGGCGAAGGTGACTGGGGATAACCCAGCCGTGATAAGCCAGAACCGCACTTGGTCAAGGGCTATGACTTTAGACATCACGGCAACTGCAAAGAAATGAACAACAGCGTTCAAATCAATGTAGAGGATGCTTTGGACAACATTCTGGCTAATGTCTCTGGCCTCAATGTCTATAAGACCAATCGGATAGGGGGAAAGCTATTCCCATTTGCCACAATCTCGGCATCGGTGGGGGGGCAAGTTCTTGGAAACTATACCGGGGTTTATGAAGTGGCCGTCACAATCGATTACTCCGACACGGCGGCCAAGGTTAGCCAAGCCGATTTTGACGCTGAATACTGCCTAATCTTTGAGGCTTTCTATTCCGAAACTCCACCCCTATTTACCAAGATTCAAAACAACATAGTTGATACCAAGGTTTATACGGCTCGAATTACTGGTCAAACCCCAACCATTAGAACCGCTAAAAGGGCTTGGCAGAGGGGATTGAAGATGAGCCTTATTTGCACCCCATCAGAACTAGAGGATGGATTGCGGTATTTGAACTTCTATCAAAAGCAAAACTCAATGTATGTTGCGGTAATTTAACAAGGGATAAGGCTATATGGCACTTTCAATTTTAGACGGCAACCAATCAGCAACAACCCTCTCAACCATCCTTTCTAGTGGGCAACATATCACCGCCCACACGGTTGTTAGCCTTGGCACTCAAGCAATTACAGATATAGTCAATGCTACTTCTTCTGGATTGACTAACACGCAACTTCGAGCAAGTGCGGTTACGATTGACGGGACGGTGACCATTGGAGCAGGGACAGCACAAATTGGAAGTGTTACCGCAAGCGGAACTGTAACTGCAAATATAGGTGGGATTGCAAACAGCGTAACCCTACCAGTTCGTCTTTTTGCTGAAAAGTTTGGGGAAGCTCCCTCTGGTCAAGACACACTTCTAGTTTGCAATTCTAGTGGAATGCTTTTGGTAGATGCTAATTCTGGTGGAAGCTCAGTTTTGGGATATGATGGGAATGCCTTTGTTCAGGTTAAGCAAGTTTCTGGTTCGTCTGTAACCATTGGAAACAGCGTAACCATATCTTCTCTCCCTGCAATTAGCGGCACGGTAACCGTTGGAGGATTTTCTGGTGTTAGCGTTGGGTCGGGTGCTTTGCTTGCTGGCGGTTTAAGATCGGGAAGTGTAGCGGCGTTAAGTTTAGATGCTGGAACTGGATATTTATTAGTAAAGGTCGACTCTGCCCTCCCCGCTGGCACAAACAGAATCGGAGTTGTGACGATTGGTGCGGGGACAGTTACTATCGGAGCAGGGACGGCACAGATCGGCTCAGTCACCGCATCCATCAGCGGGACGGTTCCCATCAGCATCTCCTCCGTCACGGTTGGTAATTCTGTAACTATCGGCTCTCTCCCTGCAATTAGTGGCACGGTCACGGCGAATATCGGGAATCCATCAGACATTATTGGCGGTGGATATAATAACCTAGAAGAATTTGCGTCAAGTGGCGGTATTCCAGTAAATCTTGAATCTAATTTTGTAAATAATGCCCTCCCCATCTCTGGCACAGTCACCGCCAACTCATCTAACGGCTCTTTAACAACCCGATTTGGCTCTGTAACTACAGCAAACACGGCTTTTGCAACATCAGCAGTAACTAACGCAAATCGCAAATATCTTTTAATTCAAAATATAACTACAGCCGCAAATGTGATTACCGTTGGAATTGGCTTCACCCCAACCACAACTCAAGGCATCCAACTATTTGCAGGGGCAGGGCTTACCTTTGAGGGTAGTTACATTCCTACTGGTGCGGTTAATTTATTGTCCAGCGTAACTGCTTCTTGCTACACAATCTTGGAGGCGTAAGTGGGCTTCTTTGCCACTAGTGGAATCCTTAATGAGAGAGGATTCTTTGGGGAGGGATTTGACCCAGACGCATTAGACTATATCAATCGAGTAGAGACAGCAGACGGCGAACGACTTGAGTCAAGAGTTAGAACTGCAATTAACCAATTCGTTCTAGGATGCAAAGCTGACGGCGTTTGGGATGCTATTGTTGGATGTTGCATTATGGCAGGAGCAAGGACATATACTGGTGCTTTAATTCCACTCAAAGGAACTGCACCAACTAATTACAACTTTGCAAGCGGGGATTATAATAGAAAAACTGGACTACTTGGTAACGATTCAAATAAGGTATTAGATACAAATTACACAAACAATGAGACAACTCTATATTCACAAAACAACAATCATTTATCTGTTTATATAACACAACTTCAAACTGATACTACTGGACAATTTATTGGAACAATAGCTGGGGCTGGTAACATTTCTTATATACGACACGGAAGCACATTTCAGATTAGCTTTGTTTCTATGACGCTATTAACTACAACCAGAACGGTAGCATCCTTATCGACTGGGTTTCAAGGCTTAACAAGGAATAATTCTTCAAATTTTACAAGCAGAGCAACAACAACAATAGGGGCTAGTGAAGCGACCACTACGGCTAATTCCCAATCACCAGCAAGTCTTAAGTGGGGTGTATTTGGTAGTTTTACTGCGGCTGCTCCGACTACCCCAACACAACCAACTTCAGCAAGGATGTCTTTTTATTCTTTAGGCAAAAGCCTCACTCTTTCTTCACTAGATTCCAGAGTAACCACCCTAATGAACACGCTTGCGAGCGTTATAGCATAATGCCCCTCCTCTTCATCGCCCTATTCCTCTGCTCTTGCTCTCCAAAGAAGCGTGTAGATAACAACGCCCTGCCAGATTACGGGGAGATGGGGGCGGCCTCTGATGCAGGAAAGGCGAAATGAATGAGTGCCACGGAAGATCAAGAGACTCCAAGCTGGCGGGATTTTATGGCAAGCCTCAAGTTCTTGGAGGCCGAGGGCTATATAGAGATATTCTATAACGACAAGGGCGAGCAGATGGTTCGGATTGCCCTCGGTGCAGAGAAAGCAAGGCTATGAGTGCAGACCAAGTTGCAGAACTTCAAGAGCGTTTATCTACTGTCCGAGAGGCCATCGCAAGAATAGAAGAAAGACAGCAAAATATAATCTCGGTTTTAGAGCGTCACACTAGCGAACTTGCTCAATGGACAAATAAAATCAATACCAAGGTAGACACCCTAGAAAGGGATGCCCACACCATCAAAACAAAGCTATGGCTTGTTGCCCTAGTGTCTGGTGCTATATTCTCCACAATATGGGAACTGGTAAAGGTGCGGGTGTTTACAAGATAATTTGACATAAGGAAAACATAAACTATGAACAATTCTTTTGAGGTTTCAATCTAATGGCCGCCGTAACAATCGGAACTACTGGCTTGGCGTTTGGTCTTACAGCAGAGGCTGGTATTGGACTTGTGCAAAGCTTTTCAGAGGCTCGTAATGTTGAGAAGAACGAAGTTCGTAATAACTCTGGCGATATTGTTGCTATTGGTTACTATAACGCCACGACTTCCTACTCACTCTCTGTTGCTATTACTGGTGCTTACAATGTGACCGCAGGGGCGGCTCTTGCGGCCTTGGCAAATGCAACTACCCTAGGAACAACTCGCATCGACTCCATCACTTTGAATAAGTCTAACGATGCGTTTGTGACCCTAGACATCTCGGCTACTGGCTATCCGAACGTAAGTTAATAGAGGTTCTAATCCTCTCATTGAAATCCTAAACTTATGACCGAGGCTTTTTGGGGAACAACGAATATCAAAGTAGCTAGTGCTGTTGCCTCATTTGGTGCAAAGCCAAGACAGCTAGACCCAGTAACAAGGACGATCAAAGAGGACGGAAGCACTCAAGCGACATTTTGGTTTGAGGCTGGTACTGCGGAAGAAGCAAGGGCAGAAATGGAACGTACTTGGGCAGAAATGAAAAGCGACCCAGAAAGCCCAATCCGATATGTCCGTGCCGCCCTAGAGAACCGAGAAACCTTCCTAGGACTCCTTAAAAGAGCCGTTCCAGTTCGGGTGATACAAAGGGGCGGTCAGACTTTACTCATATCAGAAAACGCAACCTCGGAGCAAAGAAGGGCAATCCTTAAACACCTATGAGCATCTCATTAGAAGAAGAACTAAACTCGGCCTTTATCTCCCCAGAAAAGGAGTTTATGGGCGAGAAACTCGCACCCTACACAGAAGGCTCTCGCTTGCTCCTTTTGCAAGTAAGGGACGATGAGGATTCGTCAATCTATTTCATCTGGTCGTTTATCTATGTCCACATTCTCCTAGCCAAGAACAAGAAGGACGCAATCAAATTGGCTTGGAACAAGAACTTGTTTAGGGAAAAGATAATGGAATACATTGAGGGCAAGACAGAGGCAGATCGTGAAGTAGCCACCACCATCGTTTCAAACATTTTAGACGAAG